TACCAGTTCTTTTACAAACAGTTCTTGTTTGCGCGTAAGTTTCTGACCTTCATGCACTCTAACTTTACCGCGTTTCTCATTTGGATTTTTAGGGGGCTTTTCTTTTCGCCAAGATGGTTTGGGATTATTGTTTAATACTAGGGATCTAGGGATTTTTTTAAAATCCAAATCAGAGCTTTTGTTCAAAGGTTCTTTCATAACGTACTCCAGTTATAGGTCTTTTCCTATATATGTACAACAGAATACTTATATAGGTCCAGAAATTTATTTTTTTAAAAAAACCGAAAATAATCGCATTAAGGCGATTTAGCCTGTTACACTTTTGAAAGTGAAGGTGTAACGGTTTGTGTAACACACTTTTGCCCTTATATATAGGGGTTTGAGACACAATGTTACACCGTTACACCTGTTACACCTTATTTTCACTAAAAAATATTTTTTTTATTTTCTAGCCCTATAGAAGTAACTGTAACAACAACAACAATAAATATTGTTATTCTGCTTGGGATTAAGTATAATTCTATTTATGTCAGGACAACTCGCCTCAGATGATTTTTACATGACCGCAAAACCTACAGAGGTTTTTGAACCGCCCTCTTTTGGCAGGNNNAGGCGGTTCGCCGTTNTCNGGCATTGAAGGNTTNTTNATGAACTATGCTATGACGGACGCTATGGGTTCGGCTCAACGGAACGCCCAACAAAAAGTTGGTGGAGTGATGAGCGGTATACAATCTTTGGTATCTGAAGCGTTTCCGAATTTTAGCGGTGGTGGTGGTGGCATGTCTACCACGGGTCAGTTAGGCGGTGGTTTTAATTCCGTTAATCAAATTACGCAACCGACTTCTCCTGCCCCGTTTACTACTTCCCCGTTTGCTACTACTATATCACCTTCTGACATGGGTTTCCCTGCACCTAAGATTGACATGATGGGTCCTAACAGTAATAGTCAGACTTATATGGGTCCGACGACTATACCGCCTATGTTGGCCCCTACCCCAATAGAGGGTGGTGGAGGTATTGGTTTACCTCCGGCGTTTAACATGCCTAAAGTTCCTTCTTTTATGGATGAAAGTGGAGGTATTGGTTTACCTCCTTCTTTTAACATGCCTAAACCTCCTTCTTTTGTCCCGTCGTCCGTGGGCTTGGGTGTTGGAGCCGGTGTAGACGTTAAAACTAATCCTACATTAAATGACGGTTCTGTTTCTCAATATAATTATAACCCTGCTATGGAATACAATGCTCCTGCTGCATTAGGTTTTGGGGGTTCGTCTAATGCGCCTCAGCTATCTCCTCAGGAACAACAACAAATGATGTTTAAGGCGTTTAAGGGTAAGGGTGTGGCTCCTGCGGGATTAGGCATAGGGAATCTTCTTGAAGAGCCTCCGATTAATTTAGCTTACAACACTAATATGGAAAACTCTCCGTTTTAAATAATAAAAGCCCCGTGGTTCACGGGGCTTTGTTTGTTAGCTAACTTACAATGTTATTTGAGGGTCCCTAACGGTGTACTACTAGGGGATTTATCTACACCATTAACCTGCTTCTTCAACATCTATACATTTTTTTAAATCAAAAATGTATTTTACAAACTCTTTTTTGTTTTTAAATTCAGGTGTTCCATTTGTACAATAATTAAGTGAATCCAATCCTTGCGATGCTAAATGTTCAAGATCTTCAAGGTAATTTTTTAAAAAACTTTTTTTCATTTTTAAACTCCATGTTTAATTTTACGAATCACTATATATAGGGTATAGGATAAATCTTATACTGTCAAGTGTAACAAAAATGTCACTTATACAAAAACACTATTAATAGTCCGACTACGAGGTAGCATAGTCCGATAAAAAGACAGGTGTAGAATACTAATTCCATAGCGGGGTTGTTACACTTAAAGTTGAACTCATTTCTTTTGACCTACGATAAAGTCTGTATTTATGTCTTCGTACTTATCGTTTTGAGCGGTGGTCCCCTGACAGCAATCCTCGACCACGGATTTGCACTGGGAACATTGTTCATGTCCGTGGACATAGATAGTTTTTGCTTCACACCCGCATCTATTACATCTCATCTACTTCCTCCATTGTCATTGAAAATACAAACATGGGCGTTTCTTCTCCTACCCATGCGCCTAATGTATTATACTCTAAAAACTCCATAGCCTCGTCTACTGCCATTTTATCGCGGTCAACGAGAATTTTCACGGCTTTATCGAAATCATAAACAAGAACGTCCTCTTGGGAACATCTTCTACCAAGCCCAATTAAAGCNNCATCAAATCCGTCTGCTTTCAACATTTCTTATTCCTTTAGGTTTTTTGGTCGTGGGAGGGGTGGTGCGATTGATTGATAGATAGGTTTATAAGTTTTAAAACAAGTCATGTCTTCTGTGTACCATCGACTATTTCCATGAATTTTAAGTTGGGCTTGGTTACATTCTTCGAGCGACGGATAATTAAGCACAACCAGAAAACTATAAAAAGTTGCTGTGCCTATAACAAACCCGCCGCTAATCATATTTCCCTGCCTAATTGTCTTAATTTAAAAACAAACTGTTTNCAAACTGTTTTAATTCTCTAACGGATCTGAGGTAGTCTTGAACTACATTTTCGTGATCTCTTAAATTAATTCTTCTCTCAGCTAGATTATCTACTTGTTTTCTTAAAAACTTTAATTCGTACTGCTCTGCCGGATTAAGTTGGCTGTCCATCACACCTCCTTGTTTTTTTTAAATATTCTATAAGTTTGGGGGAAGTATTGTATAGACTTCTACTACCTCTTCCCGCTGAGTTACTTCCATTAGAGTTAGCCCACTGCCTGTTGGCTTTTCTATTGTAAAAATTATGAATAGAAAATTGTTCCTTTAATGTTTTCTTTTTATCTTTCATAGTTTAACTTTCTCAAGAAATTTTTAAATACTGTTCAGCTTCTTTAAATGCGCGATCTAATTCTGTTCTAGACAAACCTCCCATGAGGCTTTCAGTTAAGATTCTAGCTTCTTCTGACTTTTTATCGTTGGGCGCGGTTACAGATAAAAACAAGCCCATCACAACAGCCTCGTAAAGATTATTTGGTTTTTCTAAGTTCATTTGATTCTCCATTTTTAACATACAGGTAGTATGCGATATTATGGGAAGGGTTGTCAATGCTTTGTATTTAAGCCATCTTCCGTTAAGGATTTAACGACTGATTTAGCTATACAGGAGCTAATAACCGCTAAGGCGGTTTCTTTGTCGGGGCTAATACGAATCACTTTATATAGGACCGTAATCAGCGATCCGTGAAGCGCGGGCATTATATTAATGCCCTCTTTTTCTAAACTATCTAGGAGTTCACCAGTTAGCTCTATACCTATGTTGAAATCTTTGTTTAATTCTTCTATGTCCATAGACGTTATGTTAAGAAAAATAAAAGCCCTCGTAAAGATGTTTTGTTTTACATGGAGTTCTTTACGAGGGCTAACTTTGTAAGATAGAAACGCAGAAACTAAACGATTGCGAATCTCTCAATTACCTGCATATCTACTTTACAGTGATTCTATTGATAAGGGATTTTATGGGATGTGTCAAACTCTTTCTTCAGAGGGCACTAGTTCTTTTCTTTGATATGCTTCATAGACTTGATACATAATTTTTAACTGTCCGCCCATAGTTCGACCTTGTTCGCGGGACAAGGTTTTTAATTCTTTGTACACTTCTACGGGTACAAGCACACTTTTCCATTTAGTCGTATCCATTTTTAATCTCCTTTATAAGATTAATAATTTTTTAAAATACTTTTTAGGATAAAAGTATGTTCCTGTACCATTTGTTTACCTCTTGCCATTACTTCGTATACTTTCTTTTGATCTGGCGAAAGGTCTGCAATAAGTTCGTGCATCTCTTGTTCCGAATTTTCTATTTGTTCATCAATCCAAAGATCTTCCATTTTTTCTTCAAAATTATCCATTTTTAATCTCCTTTGATGAGAACATATAAGATTTTATTGGATATTTCAAGAAAAAAATGTGCCTCCCACTAAGGGAGGAAAGAAGGAGGCACAAGTTGGAGGGGATTGGGAGGTAAAACCACTTGATTTAGTTCACTAACAGGCAGTTCCCCAACTGCGACCCACCTCCACATCGCATTTGTTGGGCACCTCCAAAGATACTGCATTTTCCATGATTCGGGAAATGTTTTCTGCATCCGGTCTATCTTTTACAGAAATAGCCAATTCGTCGTGTATTTGTATTAGGGGTATGCGCCCTGATTGGTATATATCTACCATAGCCTGCTTTGTCATGTCGGCGGCGGAGGCTTGAATAAGCCTGTTTAAAGCTTTGTAAGTGTAAGCTCGTTTTAGCTTAGTGGTTTTACCATACTCCTGTACAGCTTGCTTAAAAGGCAGGGCCTTGTTCATTTCAAATCGGTCTGGTTCCCACAAATCAAAGCGACATTTTCTGCCAAGCAACGATCTTACTGAGCCTGAGCTATCTCTCTCGTTTAAATGGTTCATAACACCGTGCATCAAACCCTTCACAAAAGGCACTCTCTCATGGTACTGACGGATAATGGACTTAGCCTCGTCAACCTCTATGCCCAACTGCTCTGAAAGCTTATTAACACCCATTCCATACATCATACCAAGGTTGATGGTCTTAGCGGACTTTCGGGCTATCTGTGCCATTTCTGCAACCATAGTATGAAAATCGGTAGTCGGGTCCTCATTATAGGCTTCCACAAACTCCAAAGCCCCTTTTAAGGGTATTTTTCGGGAAATACCGAATACATGAGCGTAATGAACCAAGATCCGCGGTTCCTGTTGCGAGAAATCAATAGAAGCCCATTGTTCTCCTTCTTCTGGTAGAAACAAAGAACGAATCATTGGCCCTAATTCGGGATCTCTAGCGGGGATCTGCTGTAAATTGGGGTTGTTCATAGAGATTCTGCCAGAAACGGTGCCCCCTTGGTCGGATCTAATCTGATTAATATGACTATGTATCCGACTGTCCTTATGACAATGCTTTAAAATAGTGTTAATAAACGTGCCATTGGTCTTATTTAAGTTCCTTACGTCCACAATGAGCTTGGAAAGTTCGTGCGGATGTTCTTTTAGAAAGGATTTTGTAAAGGACGGGGCTCCTTTTTCCGTTCTTTCGTACTTAATATTAAGTTTATCAAAGGCTTTAGCTATAGATTGAGCCGCCCACACCTCTATTTCTACGCCGGTAAGTCGTTTTATTTTGTGTAAAGTTTCTTTTTCCCGTTTGGCTAAAGTATTTCTAAGTATTTCAGCCTTATCCAGATCAACTCTAACACCTTGCCAAGTCATATCTATCAAACAGGGTAAGAGTTTTAGTTCTAACTCTGCAATTTTTGCCAAACCCTGTTTGTTAATCTCTATTGAAAAATACTTCCAAAGTTCCAATGTCAGTTTTGCGTCGTCCGTGGCGTAAGGTCCAACAAACATGGAGGGCATTTTCCACATTTCAGCTTTTGGATCTATTCCAAAGGCCGACGCCGCGGCATTTAGTTCTTTTTCAGACTTAGTTTTGCTTAAATAATCGTAAGAAAGCGCATTCAAACTGTAACTAAAACGATTTTCGTCCAACAAAGCCGCGATAACCATTGTGTCAATGATTTTTCCGTTAATTTTAAAACCAGACCGACGTATCCAACCTGCATCATACTGTGCATTGTGCATAATTTTATCCGCAGGGCTCTCAAAAACCTTCTTGAGCCACCTGTTTACGATTTTTTCGTCTAAATTACCTCCACCAAAATGACGAATAGGTACATAATGAGCCCAATCTTCCGTGGCAATAGCGTAACCGACAATCTCTCCGTCGCCTGTAGGCCAACCGGGACCTTTTGTTTTTATGTTTGGATCTCTTGTTTCCACGTCAATCGCAATTTGTTTACAGTTACTGAGATCGGGTAGTTCGTGCGGGGGCACCCATTCACTCTTAGGTGCAAGCATTGTTAATTGTAAAGGCATTGAACCCTCCCTCTTGTTATTGGTTTTTCAAAAAAATATCTACATTTACAAACTTCGCTGTGTTTCTTTTAATTTCTTCTTCAGACAATCCTTCACTTTTAAGTAAAACCTCACACATATGAATTAATTCTTCTTGGTTTGCTCCGTGGGTTCTATGGTAATTAAGAGCCTCCAAAATTTCTTTTTTTCGACCTGACTTCAATTTTGTTTTGGGGTCTGTCCCCTCTCTAGGGTCTATAACAATACTTTTAATCTTTATTCTGTCTTCTAATTGGTCTAAATCTCGTACTCTCAGAATTCGTTCTAAGGTTCTTAGTAAGTTTACACCCTTATCAGTAAGCATCAGAAACTTGGAAGATTTATTTCTTGGGTTTTCCTTAGTTTCTACTAAGAAGTAACCCTCTCCATAATCCAATTCTCCTGTCTCGGAATTTACTTTGTTTTTCCTTGGTGATCTATCACCAAGAATAGCAACATTTCTACTAGCTGAAGCTGTCGTAAGTTGTAACTGGGATCTAATTATAGAGACAGTGACGTAACAATCATTCTTAGCTCTTTGATCCATTGACGCTTCTGCTTCTTGGTGACCTCGAGCTATCATCAAAAAAACTAATATGGTTTGGGTTGGTAGACTCGTTGCGTACCCTCCATTAACTTTCAGCTTCCGAAACTCCTCAATAGCGTTCTCAATTTTTAACAATCCTAAAGACATTACTTCTCTCCTCCCAAAGCACCATACCCGCAAATATCAAGCCAACTGTCTTCATGTTCGGGGGTTTGAATTAATCGGCTTAGTTTAACCGCAATCATGCACTGATAGACTTGAGCCACGGTTACTTCCTTTCCTAATAAAACAGACCACATTTTAGCAATGCGCTCATGGTTTGTATAAGAATCTCCGTAGTCCTTGGCCCGTGGGCCGTTAATCATTAACTCTGCTTTTTTTAATACTTCTGCTCGTTTCATAAATCGTAACTCCTTGTTGCGTCTTGTGGTTCGACGATATAAAGATTTTCTTTTGCCCGTGTTATACCCACGTAAAAAACCCGATGGATATCATCGGGTTCTAAACGTGAGCTTTGTTCAGCGGCCCATGACAAGTCGGTNTGTAATACGACATTATCCGCCTCGCCTCCCTTTGATCCGTGGATCGTGGACACTGAAATGCGGGGAATGCCATTAAACTTTTCTCCCCGCCTCAACATGGCAATGATGTACGCCCTTTCCTCTTCGGGAATTTTGTCAAGCGCAAGATGCCATATTTCCGT